AGGGCCATCTTCATCTGAAGCACCAACACTATCCGTATTAGTAGCGAGTTCAACACTAAATGAATTTATAGAATCGCCTGGGAAAATTTCGTCAGGCCCTACTTCACCCAGTTCGATATCTTTGGAAACAATTTCTGATAGAGTTATTTCTTCTACATCTGGATATACAAAGAACATGTAGACATCTGTCTCAACTGTAAATCCACCAGAGAAATCAATATCCTGTTTAATCTGTAAGTCACCAAATAAAGCAAATCCAGCAGGGTGAGCTGCCCTCTTAACATACTGCAACCATTCTTTCGACTGTAATTCTGATTGTATTTGATATGCATATGGTTGATAGACTTGATTGTCAAATAACCTATTTGCGTCTGATAAGAATGAAGCAGAATCTCCAGCAACCCCACCAAGTACTGCATTGTACCCCGTTTTAAAATCAACTATAGCAATATTGCCATCTGGTGAAGTTAATTCTATTTGAAAATCTTCTCTATTAAATCCTTGTCCTACTGCAAGTACTTCAAAATTAGATGGGTAACCATTGGTATCCAATGATGTAATCCTTACATAAGCATTATTGGATACGCCAGTTAATGTATAATCTTCTGCAAAGTAATCTATCGCGTAAACACCAAGTATCCCACCACTTTCATTGATAACATATGAATCACCAATTTTAAATCCGCCAGCGGTTGCACTAGAACCTGTTTTTATTGAATTGAATATAGCAGTATTCAACACCCTAGTAACAATACCTTTCATGGCACTAAATGCGTCACTACTTGTAGTATCTGGGAATACCTCTCCTGCTAAACTTACAAATGTGAGAGTTAAACCAGTTGTTATTCTTAAATCTGGTAAGTTATTATATCCAGAACCTTGAGTATTGTTTGTGAATAAAACTTGTGTTATCGCACCATTACTAACTCTAGTTTCCATAAGAGCAGCAGTAGTAATAGTATCTGAACTATTTGGAGTTATAGCAATACTTGGATTAGCAGCAAAACCAGAACCGCCATCAACAATAACTGCTTTCTTAATTTTACCGTTAGTAATAGTATCAACTTTAAATAAAGCTCCTGTACCAGTTCCACCAAATTTTGTAGCGGCGATTTCTATTATTTCATGTGGATAATAATCTACTCCATCATTCGTTACAGTAATACTATCAACAGCGTTCCCAGCAATAACCACTTCAAATGTAGCACCAGAACTTCCAGAACTATAATGTCCAGAAGCAGTTGATATTTCAATAAATCTAAATTTAACACTACCATCTACAACATCCCCAGATTCGTGGTCTGGGCCAGTTCCACTACTATTTGTAGTTCCACTATTAATAGCAAGATATATCTTCTCATTTGCTTTGATATACTGACCCTTGGTAACAGCAGTATTTGTTGTATACGCGGTATCAATATAAGAGGTATAATCTGAAGCACCAATGGTGTATGTACCATTAACTACAGATGGGTCTGGTGTGTTGGTAGAACTTATTGTCCCTATATCACCAGCAACTTCTGGTTGCAATATCTCATCAAATGAAACTCCAGCGGCACCACCGCCTGGCAATTCAAAAGTTTGGTCAACACCAGTTAGAACAAGTTCATATGCTTGTGGGTTTGTGTAAGCAATTTTCTTTACTGATTGACAACTCGCTCTCTTTGTATAAGAGTTTGTGACTGAACCAGTTGACTGATAATAATGAAGGTCTACTTGTTGTCCAACAAAATTTGATGGGTCATAGTCAACTGTAGTTGCATTAATATAAGTACCTCTTTCATAAACCTTAACAACATAATCTTGTTGCCATCTATTAGAAGATGGTCTAAGTACAAATTCTTGTGCATTGAAAATAGTTACTTCTTCATTATAAAGTATTCTGAATAAAAGTTTTACTGCTTCTGAACTACCTTTAGCAGTATAAAAATCATTAATATGTTTTAAGACTAAACTTAATTTTGCACTCTGTCCAAGAGGCAAATCTTTTGCGTAGTCTTTATAAAATTCTTTGAGGAAATTATCATCCGTGTTGATACTTCCATCATCATTAAAATCAGCATCTAACTTAGATAAGAAATCCTGTAATACTTTTAGTGGGCCATGTTTTGTATTATCTGTCGTATTGTTTAATTCTAGGAAATCATAATATTTTTCCATGAAGGTGACAAATAATTCATGGTCTTCTCGAATAAATGCTGGTAACTGGTTTGAGATTAACTTTGATATTTTTGGTTGTGCATAAACATCAGCTTTAGCAACAATACCTATCTCAGCAGTTAGGGTCGCGTCCTGTCCACCCTCAATGTGAGTGATTGTACCAATAACACTTTTCTCTGAACCGACTCCACCGAGTTGAGTGGGAAGAAATGTTATAGTATCATTTTGATGATATTTAGAACCACCGTTAACTGGCGTGATTGAAGTTACATCACCATTTGAATCAATAACAATAGTAAATGTACCAAATGTTCCATTACCACTAGTTTGAGCTGGTTCTACTGCTGTATATGTTCCAGCATCTAGACCAGTATTCGATTCACTCGCATTTATAACAGTTGTTGCCCCACCGACTATTTTTACGGTTGGAGTAGTATGATAACCATCACCAGCTTCAGTAATAGTAATACCTGTTACAGCACCAGAACCAGAGAACTCTATATTCGCAGTAGCTGTTGCCTGTATAGCGTTGTCGCCATCAGGCGCACTTATCTCTACTTCAACAGGAGCAGTATATCCAGAACCAGCTGTAGTTACAGCAATGCTCTTTATATACTCTAGATATGATGGTATTCGATTAGTCATCCTGTACCCTTGATATCATAGTGACAGCAACACCTTGTTTAACATTGTTGGTGGTATCTACTTGAGAGTCATCAAGGGACAGTATTATATTCCTTGCTGGTAACGCGGTAACAGCATATGATTGTTCTTCGGTTGCACGAACCAAATCATCCGTAGAAATATTTTTTGAACTTTCGTGTGGAGTTATGTATACCCTAACAACATCATTATTGGAACCACTAACAGAATCTATTTTTAACGATTTTATGTCTAACGCACCTGTATCGTAATCAATAGTTCCTACTGTACCACCCACAACCGAATTGGTTGATTTAGTTTTTAAAATAAGGTCACCTTTCGCAAGGTTAAATCTTTGTCCATTATATTGTTGTGAAGCAGTAAATGTTTCATCTGGTCTATCTGTTATATAGACTTCATCCAAAGCACCATTAATATCAGCAATAAAATAATTTGTTCTAACTGAACTTGCTAATAATTTGTTATTATATTTTAATTGATATCTAGTATCGGTTTTCAAAGTAGGTGTTAATTTTTTCATCAATCTCATTTCTATATTGTTTGCCAAAATAGACTGATTTGATCCATCTAATTCTTTACTTAATTTTGAGAAGAAGAAATTTTTCTTCAGTTCGTTAACATTACTATCAAAGTGAGTTGTAACATTACTTAAAACCTCTGTCTTAATTGCATCTGAAGTTAATGTAGTAAGTTTAGGGTCATAGGTTACAGCAATATTGAAACCTATGTATAAAGTTTCCGCGTCAACAAATTCAGTAACTAATGATACTGGAAGTTTTGGTTTGATAACATCATTAACAATTTCGTTCTTTTCCGTGTCTGTTATAACAAACCCACTTTGAGGTTGAAGTGATATATAAACTTTTCCATAAACAGGAGGCACATTATCTTCCCCACCCCAGACTGTTACAGATTTAATATTTGGGTTTGATTGTTTAATTGCTGTTTCATAATCGGTAGATGTCACAACCCTACCTTTAGCGGAATTATATCGAGGAGCATTAAAACGAATACTATCAGTACTCTCTAATTCAAATCCTCCAGTAGAAGCAGCAATAGTTTGTCCAGATATGGTCTCACCAGCACCAGTAATATTTGATGGCGGAGAGAATACTCTAGCACCATTACCTTTTGTTCCGTTTGATATTATGTACTCACAAATGACAATGTTTCCAACATCTAGTTGTTTACCAAGAACACCATCACCAAACACTACTTGGTAATATCCATCGGTTCTTTCTTCTAGATAATATATTGTAGAAGTTGACTTTACTCCTGTAATTGTTTCTGAGTGTGCAAAGGTTGTCGCGTTATAGTTTGTATTAGAAACCTGTACTTTGGTAGTGAGTGTAGTAGTATCAACATTATCATTTGGTAAGATTACAGGCCCAGACCTATTTGTACTATTAATAACTTCTGAGGTTGTAACTCTAGTTCCTTCGATAAGAACCACATTAGTAAATCTAAAAGCAGAAACACCATTTACAACAGACTTATCTACACTATAATCTTTATCTGGAACAAAAGTATAGTTCTTTCCACCGACATTAGATGTAAATACTCTATCTTTTGATATGGTTAAATTGGTTGATGTATAAGAAGCGTCTGGTTCAATTGTTATATTCAAAGTGGCTTTCGCGGAACGGGCAGACCTTGGTACATATCCCATAGTCTTCGCAATGGATACGACTGAATTTCTCTTAATAGCAGAATCAATAAAAGCTTCATTGGATACCATATGTGCAAGAACAGCATTATAGTGTGTGTTATATGCCAATATGTCTACAAGTTGAGAAATACCAGATGCATCAAAATCATAGTCTGCAAATTCGGTTTGATTTTTTAAGTGTGTTTTTAAATTCGATTTTATTGTATCGAAATCTAATTCTGTTACATTTTTGACTGCCATTTTTCTTTCCTACGATACTTGATACTTTGCCACAAAGGTTGTCGTTACTGGGCCAGCGCAGCCTGCGACTGAACCACTAAAAGCAATACCCTTACCCCCGATAGTGCATTTTACTGAACCAGTTGTTATAGCGGTAGCAGGGTGTGTATTTCCCCCACTTGAATGAGCTGCAACCACATCTCCAATTGCTAAAATTGGAACTCCACCAGCAGTATATTTTGCAAAGGTAGGAGTTATCGCACCTGTTCCTGCTGTGTCTACTACTGTGCCTGGCGATACTGCGACTGATGGCATTATCTTAACCTCTCTAAAACTAGTCCTAATTCTTGGAGTCTTTGTACTCCTCTTACATAAAAAAATATTTTTGCAGAAAAAGAGTTCTGGTCAACATCTGGCCAAACTTCAACTTCTTCTACAACAACCCTTGGTTCAAAGTTTTGAATACATCTCTTGATTTCTGTAGCAAGAGATGTTGCGGTTGCGACATCACATGGTTCAAATAATAATCCTCTGATTGGAGAACCATAGTTAGGTCTAAAGAGTTTTTCAAAGTAATCAGTTAACAATAAACTCTTTAGCGATTGTTTAACCGCTTGAACATCTACCTTTCGAGCAATATCTTTTGTGTTTGGGTTTTTAGTAAAACTCAAATCGAAATCTTTGTATATTGTAGTAGGTTGTTTTATCATGTGACTATTTATAATACTTCATGCTAAGAGAACTGACTGTCTGTATCTTTATCGACAGTTGTTTCTTTTTCTTCTAATTCGATAGTTAATTTCTTTAATACATCTTTTATTCTATCAAACAATGGCGAAAGACCCTCTTTTTTTATCTCCTCTAAATCAACCTCCCCAGCATCTTGACTAAATTTAGCAGCGGTTACTTTAATCGTACCATCTTTTGCCTTCTCATAGTTAGGCATTGCTTCACATAAATTTTCAAAATCTGCACCTAGTCCTTCAATGAACCCAGCTGGGTCTCTTAATATATCTTCAGCAATATTGCCTTTACCATACTTCTCTTCTAATTGTTTTGCTTTTTCAACAAACTCTACTGTTTGGGCGCCAAGTTTCATCAAGTCGCCTATCTCATCTGAAAAAGGAATACCTTCTTTTAGAGACTCTATCGCAGACATCAAATCGCCAAACTCATTCTTAAAGGCCTCATTGAATTCCTTTCTCATCTTTATGAATTTCGCTTTCGCTGCTGTTATTCCTAAATCGTTAGCAATACCGTCTGCAAGTGCATCTATTTTTTCACTAAGAGCTGCATTAGCACCATCAATCGTTTCCGCGATTTTACTAAATTCTGCACCTATACCTTTACAACTCATATCTTATCCTTACACCAGAGCAATTGTTAAACCAGTAATAGTAACAGCACCACCACCAGTAAGAGCAAGAGCGCCACCAGCACTAACCGTAGCAACACCACCAGCAGTTAAACTCGCGGCTCCTCCAGCAGCGTATGATACAGCACCAACAACTGCATTATCAGCAATAGCACCAAGGCTTGCAGTTCTGGACATTGTACCAAGACCAGCAAGAACATCTACAAAGTTACCAGCACCTGTAATATTTCTAATTATGTGGCCAGCACCGATAATATCATCTCCAATCGTCATTGGAGTAAGATAACTCAAAGCGCTTGGCAATACAATTGGTGCTGGTGAATATACATTATAGATTCCACCAGTTGGCCCGACTGCAAATGTCGATTTCCTACCAATTAATTGTGGTATGATTTGTGAATCTACATTAGCATGAACGCCTGCAATCTGACCAATTCTTTCTACCATATCAACTCTAGCAGTTGTATTAACTCTATCTGCCGAGATATTGATACTACTTCCAGTAAGAGGAGTCTTTATAAAGTCTGTGGGTTGAGCAGTCAAATCCACATTTCTATCTGCGCTAACTTTAAATGAACCACCTGCTACTATAGCATCCATACTAGCAGCTTGTCCACCTACAGCACTTTCCATAGCTTCTGCTGGATTTATACCAAGTCTTTCCTTAACCGTAAAGTTAATATCTCCATCTGTAACATTATCATAAGCAGAAGCATTCATTACTCGATGTGGGCCTTGGTGAGTAGTATTAGTATCTCCACTTACCCTCAGTTTATAGTTACTAAATTGTTTCTTTTCTTTATCTGTACTTCCAACTTGACAATTGAAGTTCCCCACCGTTATTAAATGATATGTACTTTCTGTATCAATTAATTCGTGTCCTTGCATTTTATTCAATCTATTACCCATTACAGTATTGTATGAGTGACCACTTACATGTTCGTATTTGTTTCCTTTAACATTAATATTGTAATCACCTTCTACAGTAAGGTCAAAATTACCACCAACATACATGTGTTTATTTTTTAAGTCAATAATATAATCATCACCAACTATTTTTTCTACTTTAGTTCCATCTGGTTGGATTTCTCTAAATGTACCAGCAGTATGAAACTCATGAATTCTTTCTGCGCCTGGCGTATCGTCAACCTCAAAGACATGTCCACTTTCTGATTCTCTAACATGGTTATATGGGTACTTAGATACACTTTCCTCTACACCTTGGGGATGCGGTTCGTCCCAATAAGTTGGTTCATATGTGCCGGGATTTACTTTAACTGTCTCATCACCATTATCATGTTCAAATGGTAATTCTTTATTATTCCATCCAGATATTTTACTTGCATATCCGCGTGGTATCTTTGTTATTCTTGAATCTCTTTTTGCTTTTAATGAGTAATGTTTTTCTGGTGTCCTAGAAAGTCTAGAAGATGATGCTTCTTCTAAGATATTCTTACCAACATCAACTTCATCAACACCTTCAGCATCACCTGTAAGTTTATTACCATCAGCATCTAATACACCACCAAGTCCATCACTAACCATTCCTTTAACTGCATCTGCAAAACCTTCGTCCTCTGATATTCTTAATTCTTTTCTGCGTGGGTAAGTTCCAGTAGGGTCATAAAACCCTCTCTCTGCTAGTACTTCTGGTGATTCTGGTTTCCCAGCTGGGGTTGGTACATTATCTTCCACACCAAATGAACCCATAACAACTGGGATTTGTCCTTCCTCGCCATCAACAAAGAATCCGATTACAGCTGAACCTTCAACCAATCCAGTAGGCGATACACCAACACCAGATATAGCAGCAGAGGTAACTGATTGCATAGGAATCGCCCACGGTAAAGACTCAGTAGGCAATATTGCTTTATCTAGTGTATGATACCCTATGATACGAACTCTATATCGTCCGAATTTTTCTGGGTCATTCCTGTCCTCTACAACTCCTTGCCACCAAGCAAAATTTGGATATCTTTCCATTAAAAATCTCCCATACTATCTCTAACAACATCTATTGTCATAGTGTGATGTTGTTTTGCGATAGAAAACATGTGTTTAATACCAATGACACTATAGATACCAGACATCCTTGCATCAAACAATTCTTCTTCAGACGCACCGTCACCCTTTTCATCTGTGTTTGGAAAATTTAAATATACTAACATACCCAAATCAATATCCGTTCGGCCTGGCACATCAAATTTAACTCTCAATCTTTTCAATTCTTCCGTAGCAGTATCTCTATAAGCTGTATCCAATAAGAATCTCCAATCATATCCAAACTTTTGGTCAGTCCATATTTGTGAAGAACCTATCCTAACATTCAATGATGATTTAGGATTTACATTTGGAAGTTGTCTCATTGGTGTCTGGTCTGCAAGATGATAAAAATCTTTGAATTGTGATGGTATCACTCTTTTATTATCTGATATTCTAATAGGTTGTAATGGAGAATAATCAAATTCCATATGATAAGGTAGTCTCGTTGTCATATCAAAACCTATTGTTGCATTTCCTTGATATCCAGATATTTGGTCTCCAAGGTCTTGAGTCATAAGAGGAATGGATAAACCAGACATAGTTGAATATTGATTGGAAACAAATGGTGAAATAAAACCATATCCACCCCTAGTTTTTCTTTTCTCATCTAACATAAAGGGGTCTGAACCTGTAGGGACATACCAAAACTCATCATAAATCGAGTTCTGTTCTTTATAAAAAGCTTGTAACCTAGAAAGACTAGCTACATAATGTGCCTTTGTAGTCTGAAAATACTTAACATTCGGCATCAATTCTTTTCCGCCCGCGTCAGCTGGTGCAACTTTAGATGCCAGAAAATTCATACATTGATATGGAGTCCAATAATTAGCAACGAAAGTAAAATTCTCTCTCTTGAAAACTTGTCCTCCAGATATATCACAGAATTCTAAAGGAAATCCATCCTTTTTGTTTTTTCCATCTGAAATAACTTTTGGTTCTTTTATGAATCTATCATAGATGTCTTCAAATATTTCTTGTGGTTTACCAGTAAATCTTTCACTTATTATTTGAGTATTATTTTTATATGCTTCTGGTGATACAGCTCTTATTATATAAGTCTGTTCTCTATCATCAATATAGTTTCTGTTTATTATCTCATCAATACGAAAAGATTGTTCTATGACATGTTTGGGATTATTTTCGTCTAAATGCGTGGATACCAATTTAATAGTTATTACTTCACCACCAATGATAGGCATATTACCTATTACATTTCTTGCATCACCCACAGACATGTCAACACCAATGAAGTTGTTTTCTAAATTTTCTCTTATGGTTAAGTCACCAACAAACCCAGTTTTGAGTATGTCAATGGGTTTACCACCACCAGCTTCTTCAGATGGTAGTAACCATATTTCTGACTTGTCTAAATCAAACGAGCCTGGCGTTGAAATTGTACTCATAATAAATTATCTTCCTCTAATCAATCTCTTAAATTGTCCTGCTATTTCCCCTACAAATTCCTTCCTCGGTAATTTAATCTTTCTTTTATCTTCATTGACATTTTCCTCATGTTCAATATTAGTTATCGCTTTGATAGTACCAGCATTAAATTTTGATTCGTCATAATCAACTCTTATATTTTGATTAGATGTATTAGCATAATGATGTACTTTATGTAGATTACCAGAACCATATCGTTGTTCAGTAAATGCCACCAATTCTGTCTTAGTCTTTGGCCAGTCATGATATGGGTCTATTATATTATTAACTAATAAAATTACCCAGTAGTAATCAGTTGTACGATAAAGGTTATGAGAAATATGTTCCACTCTCTCTCCCTCTTGTATCTCGTATTCTTGCATGAATGCTAGGTTGTCTGCAATATCTTTTTTACCTACACGGCGGAAAATATCTGGGATATTAATTAAGTTGCCATCAACTACATACGCGGTTCTAGGAAATTGTCTAAAAAATGCCATTATCCATCCTCTCCTTCGTTAACAGCTGCATCTGGGGAACTATCTGTTTCATTTATATTTTTATCTGTACCGTCTGCGTTCTTTTCATCTGGTTGTTCCTCAGCGGGGGGTTCTTGTCCTTGTACTGAGTTTTCTCCAGTAAACCCACCCATAGGTGTTGATTGTCCAGTTATATCAACAATAGAATCTCTGTCAAGAAGAGTAAGTTCTTTAAACTGCAAAGACATAGTTATCTCTGAAGG